TATCATCAAGTCGCTAGGTTTCCGTGGTTCCAGGCTTTACGAGCAAATTGGCCGTGATCGAGTGTTCCGCGTTGTCTGTTGGGACAACGAGGTCACGGCAGAGGCTTTGATAGCCAATTTCCTTGAGGTTGAAGCGTCAACGGCATGCAACGTGCCGTCCACAGGAGGGAAGCAGAGTGTACACGTTCAGAAGCAAACGGACTGGAAAAACGCGAAGCCTGCAGCTAGTCGAAAGAAATCCTGATGGGTATGTGCTGGAGTTCGCGCCCACGACCGACAGAGAGCAACTGCGTCAAGATGACGCCGACGAGCTGCACCTGCACCCAGAGCTTTTCCCGATGCAGAACGGTCCCGGAATTCCCTGGTCAACGGCTGAGGCGATTTACAAAGCATATCGCGAGGTATTTGGTACGAGCCAGACGCTTGAAGGCATCGCTGGCCGTGGCGGGTTTGGTTGGTCAGAGGTTGAAGCGATCAGGGTTTTTTACCAGCGCAAATTTGGCAAATTGCCAGAGGGGTGGAGATGAAGCGCGAGCCTTGTTCTACATGCGGTTGCCTGTATCCAGATCCGACCGTCCTTTGTGATGAGTGCTGGCGTCGGGATTGGAGAGAGGGCTGGTGGCAGATAGCTGTCATGGCCGTGGTCTATTCCCTTTTCATCCTTCACAGTTGCGGGGTATGGTGATGGACTTTGAGCAGCAGTTAAAACGTCTGGAGCTTGCAGCTGCAGGGCAAGTGCATCTCTCGCCAGAGGCGTGCGGTGCGATTGCCAGGACATTGCAGGCTGGTCTTATGCTCTACGGTTACGTAGTGGCCAGATCCAGCGGCAAAAGCATACCTTGTGTCGAGTGGGAAAAAGCAACGGCTGTTGCTCATGATCAACGCTCATTACTGCCAATCCGGTGCGGTGCTGTTGCTCATGATCAACACACAGAAGAAATGGGAGCTGTACGGAATGACGAAGAGCCAGAAGCCGTTTGACCAGAACTTGCGGGATGCGGTTCGTGAGATCCGTGGAGTGCTGAAAAAGCGCAATATTGGCGGTTACTTGATTCTGGGATCGGAAACGCACCTGGAATATGCGGCCATGTGGGACATCCCGACTTGGTCAGTGCTCATAGCGGAGACGACGCCCGATGGGATGGTAACGCGGATGAAGGCGAAGAACACGGACCCCCGCTGGAAACCCACCATCAATATGCTGTGCGGTTTCCGGGATGCAATGCACAACTCCCAGAACCATGCCGACGAGCTGATCGAGATAGCGCGCCAGCACCATGTTTTCGTGTCGAAGAACCTTAAGAACGAGGACCCGGAATCAGCGCCGACCATGCCAGCGGATGACTACTAATGCGGATTTACCTTTATACCGTTCTGGGTGCGGTCAAAACCCAGTCGGATCGCCAAGGAGGGTCGTGGGCTGGGTCAATCGCATTGATTGGAGCCCCGACCCCTCCATCGTCGAACGTCTGCTATGCGAACAGGAAGACGAGTAAGGGGGGCTTTGGTCGTAAGCTCACGTCTGAGGCTGTGCAATGGGGGTATGAATGCAACGCGTGGGCGTTGACTCAATTACCCGCCCTTGCAGCTCTCAGGCTCATGGCGGCCCAAAAGCAGCCCTTGCATGTGCATGTGCGGTTCTGGTTCCCTCAGTCGGATATCTGGACCAAAGAGGGGGAGGTTAAAAAGCTGGATCCCCCGAACTTCCTCAAGCTGATCATCGACAACGTGGCTGCCTATGCCTCGATGGATGACAGCCTGTTTTTTCACGTCTCCTGTGAGAAGCGACCCCATCCGAATCCTGCCAATACTCACCGATTAACCGACCTAACAATCGACTATTACAAGTAAATCATCCAGGTTGGGGCTATGACCCCAGCCGTGCGGTTCAAAACACCCCTCCGCTGGTTCCAAAACTTAGCTGTGCGGTTACGCGTGGATACCGTCCCGATAAAATTGCAGGCGACAAGCTCCATAAGGGGGCGCTATAACTGCATAATAAGAATTTTCAGAATACAACCGGCGAGAGCGAGCCCATGAGCAACGGTAAGAGCCCGTATGATCTTTTGACGCCAATGCAGCAGGACTTTGTCAACTACTACCTGATAAGTCTTAATGCCACAGAAGCGGCTGAGAAGGCTGGCTTTTCTGCCAAGACTGCTCGTCAAAAAGGCAGTCAGCTACTGTCAAAAGTAAACATCCAGGCCGCCATAGAGGAGGAGCGGAAGAAGAAGGCCGCCCAGCTGGCGATCGAACAGGACAATGTGCTCTTGGAGGTGGCCAGCATTCTTCATGCCCGGCTTGACGACGTTGTCGAGTGGTCGGCTGAGTCGATCACATTCAAGGAGCTGGAAGACATCCCCATGCACGCGCGCAAGGCAATCAAAAAAATCACAGTCAAGACCGTGACCAGGACCAACGACAGCGGCGAGACGAGCGAGACGACGCGCACCGTGGAGATGCACGACAAGGTCAGGGCCGCCGAGTTCATGGGCAAATATTTCGGATTGACGACCGGGGATAAAGGCAATGGAGGAGACAACGCAAGCGGCGCTAATCCAGGAGATTCAAGCGCTCGGGGTCGAAGAATTCTTGACGCTGTGCGAAGAATGTCTGGAACGCTGCGAAAAGCTGGACCAGAAGGGGAAAGCGTATGAACGTGAAGCCATGGAAGCCGCGCTTGATTTTAAGGAGCTTATCTATTGGCGTTGTGCTTCTGACATCGAAATGTTTGCACGCATCTATTTTCCGCATTACTGCGCTCTGGAATTTAACGAGATTCATCATGAAAGGTTCCGCTCTTACCTACGCGGCAAAAGGGGCTATCGTCGGGCTCTGGCTGCGCCTCGTGGTTATGCAAAATCAACTTTCGCGGTACTTGTCGAGCCGATCCACGATCTATGTTACCACCAGGAGGACTTCATTGTTTTCCTTAGCAACACCGACCCGCAGGCAGTTGCGAAAATCAAGGATGTTCGCACAGAATTACTATCGAATGACGACCTTATCCTTGATTACAGAATTAGGTTCGCCACTAAAAAACCTGCTCAAACTAACTTCGTGGTATGGGCAGGAGATCATGATTGCATGTTTGCGGCGTATGGTGCGGGCGCTGAGCTTCGGGGCGTTCGATATCTACACCATCGCCCGACGAAAATCATTCTTGACGACTACGAACACTCGGACAAAAGCGCCAAGGATGACCTTCGTGAGAAAGAACGCGATAAATTTTTCCAGGTGGTTAGTAACCTCGGAAATCCTCAAACCAACATTGATTACGTTGGAACAATTCTGCATCGGGACGCATTACTATCCCGACTCCTTAAAAATCCATCATACAAAGGAAGCCTATACAAGGCTGTTATCCGGTGGGCGACTAATGAAACACTATGGGACGAATGGCGAAGTCTCTACAGAGATATTGAGAATGACAACCGGCAGGAGGACGCGCAGGCTTTCTTTGAAGCCAACCGGGAAGCTCTACTGCTAGGGACTGAGGTGTTATGGCCAGAGAAAGAGCCATACCTGTACTTGATGAAGGAGATAGAAGAGAAGGGCCGCAGGGCCTTCATGAAGGAGAAGCAAAACGAGCCGCTGGGATCGGACGACCAGATATTCGATGAAATTCACTATTTCCGCGAGACGATGGAAGGTCTGAAGATTGAAGCCAGCGGTATGCTCATACCGTGGCGCGAATTGCAATATGCAGCGTTCGGGACCATCGACCCGGCGACCGGGCAGAGCAAGGCCAAGGTCGGCAAGAAGGGCGACTTTACCAGTATCGTGTGGGGCTTCAAAGACAATAAGGGCCGCTTGTACGTTTATGGTGACTGGACGCGGCGCGAGGCTCCGAGTAAGTGGATGCAGGCAATCTTCGATATTCAGGAAACGCTGCCCGATGGTTTTGTGAAGTTCGGAGTTGAGACAAACCTGTACCGTGATTTGCTGCTCCCAAACCTCATTGCTGAGCGGCAGCGGCGCGAGCAGGAAACCCAGAAGGTTGTCAAGGTCCCGTTCTACGACATCGAGCAGACTGAGAACAAGGAAAAGAGGATTTACCAGCTTGAGCCCAAGGTTTCGCATGGCTGGATACTCTTTAATCGGACGCTGTCCGAGGAAGCAATGCAGCAGCTCGCGGCCTTCCCGTTGGGTGATCATGACGACTTCCCAGACGCCGTGGAAATGCTGTGGGGCTTGGCCAACAATAGGTATAAGGCCGCTGGCCTCAGCAAGAATATTCATAACAAGTGAATTTTGGAGTTTGAGAAATGCTAGGAAAATCGAGGGGGCAGAAGAAAGCCGAAGGAAAGCTGGGTTATATTGCTGGGGCCGATCGGCAGCTAAATCTGAGTGGCGATCCATCGTCACAGATATCTGAGCAGGCCGCGCCCCAGATCGGTCGCGGCGGTGATGGCAAGATAAAGATGTGTCGGCGTTCGTACCTGCACGTTCTCAACTCATACTATGATGATGTCTACTACGACGGAATGCTTGACTGGAAAGAGGCGGCAGCGGAAGAGGAGCCGCCGAGTATCTATAAAAGAAAGCCATACCTTCGCTATAACCTGCTCAAGCTGTTTTCCTCGCGTGTGTCGGCAAAGCTTTTCGGGGCCGACGTTTGGCCTGACCTTAACATTGAAGACGACCCCAATTCAGAAATGTACTACAAGACCATCATAAAGGAATCCATGCTGCAATCGGCGCTGCTATCTGGCGGCAAGCGCCTGCCCTTGAATGGTTCCATGCTGGTTCGCTTCTATATCGCCAGCAATACCTTCGTCGTCGAATCTTTCAACGCCAATTATTGCTACCCGTCCTTCGGCCCGGCAAAGGAGCTGCTGGAGGTTGAGATAAGATACGTTTACGTCGATGAACAGAGCTTTGACAAGGACGGCAACCCCATTAGGCGCTGGTACCGCGCGATCCTCGGTCAGCAAGCCGACGTGCTCTTTGATGCCCCGGAATACAAGCCCGACGTGGAACCTGTCTTTACTCCAGTTCAGGTGGTCGAGCACGGCCTTGGCTTCGTCCAGGCCGAATGGTTCAAGACTGATGACGTGCCGAATTACATAGACGGCCCCAGCCTCATGGGTGACGTGGTTCCCTTCCTCGACCCCATCAACTACTCGCTGACGCTTTCTCAGGAGTCCACCGACTACAATACCGCGCCGCAGCTCGGCGTCAAGGGTGTTGACGAAGACGACGTGGAAGCGCTCAAGCGGAGCAACAGCAAGGCATGGACCCTTGGAAAGAACGGGGAGGCCCAGTTTATCGAGTCCGATATGGGCGGCGTGGAAATGTCCATGAGCATGAGGGATAAAAACAAAACCTTTGCCCAGGATCTGACCCGCGTCACGCTTTTGGACCCAGAGAAAATCGTGGGCTCTGCGCAGTCGGGCAAGGCCATGGAGATCCTGCACGGTCCCCTGGTTGAATTGATTAGCGAGCTGCGCCCACAGGCTCAGAAGCACATAAAGTCAATCACGATCAAAATGGCTGCGGCCAATCTCATTTGGTTCCAGCAATCGGGTGCTGCGCCCGTTCTCGTCCCGCAGGGGTGGTTTCCATCCACCACAGATTTTTCGCTCAACTGGCCCCCGGTTTTCCCGCTCACAACGCAGGATAAGCAACAGCTGGTCAGTCTCGTGGTGGCGGCGGTAAATGGGAATGTGATATCAAGGCGGACAGGTGTTAAAAATCTGGCCCCCTATTTTGGCGTCGAAGACGTGGAAGCCGAGCTGCAAGAGATTGTCAGCCAGCCGCAGCTTAGCGCGCCGTTTGGGGCATTCTGACGGAGGTTCTGACTATGGCCTTGGAGGCGATCGAGGGGGTTGATGAGCTTGGCGGCTTTCCTGTCGTCATTATGGACGATCTACGCAAGCGATACCCGGCGAAGTTCAACGAAACGGGCGCGATGAATTACGAATGGTTCGAGGCTGACATAAGACCTTACCACTTCGTCTATGTGCGCAAGGACAAGAACAGCATCAGTTTCACGCTGCAGAAGGGGCCAATTGGTGAAGTCGGGGTCAACGGTTGCCAAGTCGATACCGTGATCCATGCAGCGGCGGCGATCCTTCGGGGCTTTCAGTCGAAGTTTCCCTGTGAGGAAAACGCGGCGGCTATTTTCCATCTTGAGAACGCGCTTATCGAGCTTGAGAAGCGCAAAAAGAACCGTGAAAAACGCGGTGTAGAGGGGTTTAATAAGGCATGAAAGTCTCCATTGGTAGAATCGTCCATTTTCATGGGTTTGCTGACGGTCCACACGCTGCCATCGTTACTGATGTCCCGGCTGACGTTCCAGAAGGCGTTTGCACGCTCAATGTCTTTTCCAAGTCCGAGTCGATAGACACCCGCTTCGTCGAGCACGTCCCATATCTTGAGCAAGCTCCTGTTGGTGCTCCGGTGAATGGATGGAGCTGGCCGCCAAGGGAGGGCTGAGATTGACGGCGGTACTCTATCGAGCCAAGCGTGGGTGGTTCGGCGGGCGATTGGTCCGCTGGCCATGTTGTTGGGTGCAGAGTGCTGCCGTGTTCCCACGCTGCCTATACTATCTGGAATGTCCGCACTGTGCCGCAGAGGTGCGTGTTGATGATCTGATTCTGAAGCGTATCAAGTATCGGAGGGGATTCTAGTGGCTGATGATTTTTTTGACGAAGTCGATAGCCTTGGCGTCTCTGAGTTGCATATACAGCGGCTTCTGAAGCTTGAGGATGACGAGTCAGACCGTGTTATCGAAGTGTACCGGCGCGTCCGCAATGAGCTGCGGAAAAGGTTGGCCTTCTGGCAAGGTAACGGGGCCGACCGTTTCACGGCCCAGAGACTTCGCGGAGTCCTTCATCAGGTTCAGACTGCGCTTGATAGTCTTGACCTGCTCAACCCGATGGTCAACGCAGGCGGCCAAGCGTCCATCTTTGCCATTGAAAACCTTGAAGATGAATTGCAGAAGTATGAGGAGCATTTTACTGGCGCGGTCATGCCTATCAACCTGGATGCCCTGACCTATGCAGCCGACGCGCGCAACCTTCTCATAGAGAAATACGAAGCCAGCCTTGATCGTTGGTCGAAGAACGTGAGGTCACGCATTGCAACCAGTCTTGCTGATGGTGTTGCGATGGAATCAACGAATGAGGAAATGATTGGGAAGCTTCTGGATAACTGGGCGGATTATGAGTGGGAGCTT